CTCGTCCTCTATTTGCAGCATCATATCCCATTCTGCCACCTTCCTTTGAACCAATGAGGTTCATAAGATTATTCACAGGATCACTGCCCGTTGCGGAAGTGGGTGAGGTAGTTGTTCCTCCCGTTGATCCTGAAGGCATAATGGAAAAACTATCGTTTGTAGTGAATCTCGATGGTCTCCATGGAAATGTGTTGGAATTTATAATTTTTTCTACAATATATCCACCAACAGAACTTACAATTTTTCCTGCGCCTCCTGTAAATATGCCCAGTGTTCCCATTGTTGTATTAATAGCATTACCCGATATTGAACCGTAAGTGGATTTACCTGTTGTTGTCGATGTGGGAGCAGGACTTGTTCCGTAATATGGTGTTGTAATAGCACTTGTTAATTTAATTACTTTATCCACATCATTGTCAGTCAATTTAGTGAGTTCTTTAATATTATCAACAAGGTTTTTGAATCCGTCACCAACACTTCTTATTTTTGCATCATCCAGTTGTTCTAGTTTTTTAAGTTCAGGTATCAATTCGTCAAAAAAACCTTTCTTATCTCCACTATCTGGAAAGAAAAACTTTTTAACTTTGAACCAAGTATCTTCAACTGCACCTAATCCTTTTGCGCCAAATAGTGCCAACAATCCTGTTCCTAACCCTGCTAGACCGGTTCCAATATTAGCAATAGTTGTACCATTTAAATTCGATAATGATTTAAGTCCTCTACTGACTTGGATTATCAGATTAGCTATGGAGTTTCCAACTCCTAATTTTTCTGCAAAAACTACAGTTTCTGCCATAGTTTTGATGAAGGATGATAATCCCCATCCGATAGCAGTAATTCCCATTGTTGTACCTAGAGCTCCCAGAGCCCCCATCAACGGATTAACAGCAGTCACCACACCAAATATTCCCCCAGCAGCGAGTAACCCACCAAGAGCAACAAGACTTGAGGTATTGAATGAATTTAGACTTGTTGATATGGCCATCATCAAATCTGAGAATTTTTTGATGTCAATATATTCCGCAACTAAACCAATTGCACCAACAAATCCTGCCAATCCAACACCAATTGCTGTCATTCCCATAGATGTTCCTATGGAACCTTTAATAGATTTACCCATACCACCAGGAAATGCTGCAACTGCACCAAATAATGTTCCTGCGGCAACAAGAGAACCCAACGAGACCAATGTCTGCATATTGAATGATCCCAAACCTGTTCCTATTGCAACCAGAACATCCTTTAATTTTTGGGCATCTACAAATTTACTTGCGAATCCTACAGATCCAATAAAACCTGCTATACCTAAACCAATTGCTCCAATTTTTGCGCCGGTCCCTATACCTTCTCCAATTTTCCCCAGTCCACCAAAAAGCATATTTAATAATCCACCGCCTCCGGCAGATGTTGCACCGGAAGCAGATTTGCCAGTTGTAGATTTTTCTTTTTTGAATTGACTTTCATATTGTGCTTCACGGTCTTTCGCTCTTGTGAAGAACATATCTGCCTTAGAAGCAGGATTTCCACCCTGTAACTTCACCAATTTGGAGATATTTTGACGCATCAAATTGATATCACGGTGCATCGAAGGTAACACCATGGAATTTTTTGCAATCATTTTATTGCTGATATAGATGTCATTCAGTTTGGATTCCACACCTATGATAGAGAAAGATGGAGAGTTAATACTTGATCCTCTACCACCCAATGAAGATACATTTCTTTTTCCTCCAGATGTTGCACTATATGTCTTAAATAACGAAGGCAACATCGTGGCCAGAAGTCCACTCTGATCAAACATTCGACGAGGATCTGCTTTTTCCAAAAATCTCTTTCCGAGTGTGGTTCCTAGTCCTCGACCTGATGATTTTTCATTTAAGTATATTTCTGCTAATCTGCTCATTTGCTTTTTCTCTGTGATTGTATTCTATCGTTTTCTTCTTTCAGATACTTCATCAATAGGTCAATATACAACTGTCTTTCCCAAGGAATCATATTTTCAAGTTCAGACAAACTATATTTGTGATGTTGCATCAAAGCAAAGTTTGTCTGATAGTAATTCGCTAGGTTATCATAATTTAACATTATCCGAAAAAATTTTCGATTCCTTCTACGGTGATACTTTCTTGATATCCGCACTTAGGACATTTAAATTCAAAATCCTTTGTGTATTTGGGCATTGTCGCAAAGAATTTCTGAATTTTTTCTAAATCCTGTGGTTGCATACTTTCAACAAATTCGATAAGTTCTGATTCCGATGTATCTTTTGCATAGTAGATATCATCTTTGTCATAAATGTAATCGATACATGCGGTGAATACACTTAACAGATCAACATCTTTTTTCGAATTTAGTTTTTCTAACATTTTGAACGTGGGATACTTCATAACAACACCCATATTTTTAGTCAATTCAATCTTTTTGTCATGACCTTCACCATATTGTGGTTCCATTTCTAGAATATTCACGTTAAATTCTACAATTCCACCACAAGGTTTTTCTTCACCCTCACTATTAACTTTCTTATTGTTGCATGTGTATTTTAGATTGACTGATTCACCCACCGAATGTGCGCGAATTTTCATGAATAATTTTTCAAGATCAAAGGTTGGTAATGTATCGACATTGATATCCGACACAACACAATTATTGATGACTTGTTTAATTGTGTTTGTAACATCTTTAATATCATCAGATTGAGATGCCATAAGGAAAAGTTTTTGTTCCTTTACCAGAAATGGACGGAACCTCACAGTCTCACCTGTAGATATTAGTTTCGTTTCATAAATCGGTACATCAAGTTTTGGTAATGCCATAATAGCTCCATAAATTATTTAAAAATTGCTGTCAATAAATTTTGATATCCGATGTTTATCGGATCAATAAGTTTTTGGCCTGCCGACCCCAACAGTTCACCTGCTGCGGCACCTAGATCATAGTTTCCTGTTGCCTTGGTTTTGTAGTGTGAGTATGTAAATTGTACAGAAAGACGATGAAAACCATCTTCACCCCAACTCAATGGTTGTGATGAAATGCCTATAGGAAATGCATCAATCAACTGCACCGCATAGATTTCCTTAATAAAATCATCATATTGTATGATTGTAGGATCACACATATATCTAGTTGCATTATCTTTCGCATAACGCAAGTTATGCGTATCTGTGGGCATGATACATTCTAACCATCGATCAAACAATTTTCTCTCATAGAATTCGTTTGTGCACAAGAAAGTGAATGTAATTTCGTTATATTGTGTCTGATATGGAACTTTCACAGAAGGTCCATAAATCTTGCTTTCCTGGGTGAGAATGGTCTTTCCAGGCAACTCTGCCATTTCACATTGCATAGACAAGTATCGAGAAATTGAAGGATTTGCAGATACTGTTTTGGGATCCAATCCCTTAATACTACTGATAAACTGTGTAACTTCAGTATAGATAGTATTCGGTAAATTTAAAACTTTCTCAAAAATATTCTGAGAAACGAAACTGTTGACATAAGTTGGTATCGGTAACACCACCTGAAAACGAGAAGGTTTAGCGAAACCTTCTTTCGCATTTATGTTTGACAGGAAGTTTGTTGGTAGAAAAGCCATTAGAATTTTTTCCTAGAATCAGACCACACTTTACTGGTGGATGCACCCACAAAACTTTCAACGGGAAGGAGTGCCGCTATGTCCCATTCGTTTGCATAAATTTCCAGAAATCTAGACTGTACATGGTTATACAGATAACGCTTGATACAAGGTGTAGATTCAAATGCGCGAGATGCACCTGATAATAGTGCGTAACTTAAACGCAATTTGGTTCTATTATCATATCTACTATCTGATGCAAATTCACTTAATTTATCCAAAAGAATGATTCGATGCTTTGGGTGAATGTAATGCAAATTCAACCCTAAAAATCCATCATTATATTCCTCTATCGGTATAACCAGTGGGAATCTATCGTAGTATGGCATCGATTCTTTTGTTTTTGGATCATAATAATAAAAATACATACGGCCAATTATTGAATTGGTCTTTTGTCTACTCATGTCCTTTAGAAGAGATTGTCGTGAAGGATTCAATTCCTTCACTTTCAACTGCAACCATTGACGAGCTTTCTGAGTTCGTGGTTTTAGTCCTTCTTTTCTAAGTTGAGTTTTAATTCTGTCTAGTAAGTATGCCATGTTCTATTTATATACAGTTCATTAACTTCATTATTGCCTCAAATAACACTTGACAGGTTCTGGTTAACTGGAGTATAATTGCGGTGTTGCTGTTAAATGTTATTTTATTCCTAATTCTTTCTCGGTTAGAATTTTAAACTGCCATCCATGTTCTTGACAGAATTCATCTGCTGCTTTCCACTTTGATTGGTTAATGATATAAGTTACCTGTTCATTGATAAACTTTTTAGTTTTACGTTTACGTTCTGGTTGCTGAGTCTGATGATGTGGTTTCACCTCTATTACATAGGTCATCACCTTTCCAGTATTAAGTTTCATCTTAACAACAAAGTCTGGAAAATATCTATGAATCTTTTCATCAATAGGATTCTTATATTTAATGACAAGTTCCTCCGATGCAAACCATACAACCTGCGGATGCGCGTCTAGCCATTTCAATACTTTTAATTCCCAAGATGAACGATAAATGATATTATTCGGATCACCTTTATACTTTTCCGGATTTTTTAATCTATACTTACCTTGGTGATATTTTCTCATTTTTTCTTATGTCTTAATTTTGCCTTTTCTGATATTTTCTTTTTCGTCTCTTCAGAATGTTTCTTTCCAAACATAGGATTTTCTGTACCACATCTATGTGATCCGAACATTCCGTTTTGTTCTCCATAAAGAGCTCTTGACATTCTAAATTCTTCATTCTCACAAATTTTCAACATTTTCTGTCTGATCATTTCTTTTGTTTCTTCTGTGTGAGATTTTCCATAAAAACCGTTTAATTTACCTGCACATGAAGTTTCAGTATCTAAATGATATTCCAATTCTTTTGGACCGTCAACATCAAAAAGATCATTCAATTTTGTACAATTCCATTTTATATTCATTTAATAATTCCTTTATAGGTTTTATTGCCGAAAGTCATATAAATATGTATTATGCATAGGAAACAACAATGGCTATATTTAACCTAACAGACATCTCATTCGGAAAATCATCACTATCAGGTGGATCCAAAACACTAGTTGGTGGCAAATACGAAAGCAATCTACATCGTTATCCGATTGATATTGGTGAAACGAATCGTGGCCATTATATGGTTATTCATATTAATGTACAGGATCAAACAAATTATTCCAGTTATGAATACACAGGTGATGATCCTTCTGCAATTGCTAATGCAAAAGCACATCAAAAATTAAATTTAAATACTAGCGTTGGTGCCGCTGGATCGGCATTGGGTAAACTTGGTTCGGCAGCATATGATGCCACAGGATCCTATGGGCAAAAATTTTCATCTATGATTGGTGATCTTACCAATTCTTTCAGTGCCGCAGCTCCAGGAGTATCAAGTTTTCTTGGTGGTATGTTTGGTCAATTGGGTGCCGTAGCTGAAGATGCATATAAAGCATATACTAGTCCTGGTGGTATAAGAACTGTTAGAAGAGTGACAGATACAATTGCATTGTATATGCCTGATACGTTAACTTTTCAAAACGTACAACATTACACAGATTTAACAACAGGAAAAAATGAAATTGCAGCTGCAATTAGTGCAGCCGCAGGATTTGCGAAAAATGTGCAATCGGGATCCTCACCTGCAGCAATGGGTGCTGGTATCGCAAAAAACCTTTCTCCATATATGTTATCTAGACTAGCGGAACGTTTGGGTGGTGACCTTGGTAAATCAGCATTCTCAACAGTTACTGGACTTGTTGAGAATCCTATGTTGGAATTATTATACACTTCTCCTGATTTCAGGTCATTCAGTTTCACTTTTATGTTTTATCCTAGATCACAACAGGAAGCTCAAAGTGTACTGAAGATTATCAATCGTCTACAATTTCACCAGGCACCTGAACTAAAACGAGAATTTAATGGATATTATTTAATACCACCGTCAGAATTTGATATTAAATTTTATTGCAATGGTCAAATAAACACAAATATTCCCGCAATATCTACATGTGTACTTCAATCTGTTGATGTGGATTATGCTCCACATGGATTCACTGCATATGAAGTTCCAGGACAAATAACACCGTCAGAAGGTGGTACTGGTATGCCCGTAGCAATACAACTGACATTACAATTCAGAGAAGCTGAAATCATGACAAAAGATAATTTCAATACCGAACAATACACGAAAGATACATCTCAGGAAGGAAGTGTTATTGGTGATGTTGTTAATCCTTACAAAAACATAGGATCGGGTTACAACTTTGGTCGGGAAATTCCAAAATCCATTGGTGACTCTTATATGAAATTTTTGAATAACAAATAATAGAAGATAGAAATGCCAAAATATTTCAATTATTTCCCTAAGACTGTATACAGTAACGGAATCAATCCAACAAGTGTGGATGTCGTTACTAACATAATGTCGAAGTTTGCTTTTGAATCGACATTTAAAAATAATACTGTTGTATTCTACGAATATGTAATATCAGATGGAGAAACTCCAGAATCTATTGCACATAAAATTTATGGAGATTCAGAAAAACATTGGATTATATTAACATTAAATGACATATATAATCCACAAACTGAATGGCCACTAGAACAGAGAACCTTTATAAGGTACATCAATAAAAAATACTACGATCAGGCAAATGCTGAAAATAAAACCGGTGTTGAATGGACACAGACAAATAATTATGCTTACTATAAAATTGAAACACAAACATTAATCAATACTGGACAACAAACAGTAAAATACTTTGAAATAGATTCTTATGAGTATGCAAATACCATAACAGAAATTAAAACTGTTACTTTACCTGGAAATCAACCTGTGAAGTTTGAAACACAAAGGGATGTTAAAACATATTATGATTATGAGTTTGTAATGAATGAAATGAAACGGGGAATTAAAATTCTTAAACCTGAATTTGTTGGTCCTGTAGAAGATGAAATGCGTAGATTGTTTGAAACGAAATATAACGTATGACAATTGCACAAAGTACACAATTTGCAATAAAGAATCTTTCTATAGTTTCATTCGATGAAACTATCAGATATGATGTTCGCGGTTTATATGAGGAAATTAACATCTTCGACAATTTGATGTTTCCTGTAATGTCTGGTAACATATTAATTACTGATGCTTTAGGGTTATCCAATAAACTGAAATTTGACGGCAGTGAATATATCGACATTGAAATAGTTAAAGATATTAATTTCTCCAATGTAATGTCAATTAAGAAGAAATTCTTGATATACAAGCAGAGCGATAGAAAACAGATCAATCAAACATCTGAGATGTATATACTACATTTTGTGTCTGAAGAATTCATATTATCACAACAAAAGAAAATTCAGCAAACATATAAAGGTGAGTATTCGACATTTGTGCAAAAGATTTTAAGTGAACATCTGAAAGTTACTTCATCCGAGATTGAATCCACAAAGGGCATTAAGGAAATTGTAGTTCCTACACTATCACCACTAGATGCAATTGATTATATCACAAAACGAGCGATTGGTATGAATAATCTGCCAGATTTTCTGTTTTGGCAGACACAGAACTCATATCATAAATTGTTAAATCACCTATAACTGCAACAATAAATTTCTACACTAAAAATTTATCAGAAGAAACTACAGGTCAAAATGTTGTAACCGATATGTTTAGTGCTCGTGACGTTAAGATATTATCACAATTCAATTTTGCTGAAAGTATTGTTGGTGGTGTCTATGCTGGTAAGTTTGTTGGATTCGATACACTTACAAGAACGATTAAAACAACAACAATTACACAGGATGATGTTTATAAGTTGACAGGTCACGCCAATCCACAAAAACCAAATTCTAAGATTCCTAATAAGGATAAAAAGACTGCTGATGTGATGTACGATTCGAATCTTACAGTCTATCCATTCCAATATGCAAGAACGCAAGACGAATGGATCAAACAGAGAGATTCAAAAACTGCAAACATCATCGATGACACTCACATGTACAAGTTTCAACGAAAGGCAATTTTCTACAATTTCATACAGAAGCGATTGAAAATTACAATGCCAGGAAACTTTCTGTTTATGTCTGGATCAACTGTACAGGTTAATATGCCTAATAGAAGTCGAGATGTTGACTCGCAAGGTGACCCCTCATTGAGTGGTAAATATGTAATTACTGGTGTACGACATGTGATACGTTTTGACAAACATGAAACTGTTTTAGAAGTTGCAACTGATTCTACTAGATTGAAGACATAATATGGAAGCACAAGAATTTGCAGGTAAAGACGGATTCGTATGGTTTACTGGTGTAGTTGAGGGTCGTGAAGATCCAGCAATGCTAGGTAGGATGCGCGTCCGTATCATTGGTTGGCATGATGATAAAAAGAATCTCGTACCAACCGAGTCGTTACCGTGGGCTCAGGTACTGATGCCAGTCACTGGTCAAAGACAATTCTCATTACCTAAAGAGGGTGAATGGGTCATGGGTTTCTTCCAAGATGGAAGAAACGGACAGATGCCTGTTATCATGGGTGTTTATCCAGGAATAGTACCCGATAAACAAACAACAAATATCAATCAACAAGGATTTGGTGTAAACGTATCTGAACCAAGTGCTACAGGTGCACCGTCACCAGTAGCAAATACTCCAGGTACACCTCCCGCTGGAGTTGTAGGTGATGTTAAATCGGAACCAACAATACCTCGCGTTGCTCGTAGTGAGATGAAAGGTACGATCATCAATAAATTGAATGATGATCTAATGAAAGCCTGTGAGTTTAAGTTAGATGTCAAGAAAAACATCAGTCTGAAAAAAATGGTGAAGACACAATCTGATACCATCCGTGATAAAATTCGTGAAGTTATAAGAACACTGGGACTATCTGATGTAACGGGCGCATTCAGTTGGGCTTTGAATGAGATGATATCTTTAGCTAGAAAAGTTGATGCGATCAGGAAACAACTTTTACAACCTATTATTGATTTTCAGAAATTCATTGGTGATTATGTAACACAGATTATGGAATTAATTGAATGGATACAGAGTTTGCCTGCAAAACTACTACAGATGTTGAATTCTTGTTTAAGTAGTTTGATGAAGGCTGCTAAAAATTTGTTGACAGAATCTTTTTCATTTCAAGTAATTGATGATGCTTCATCACAACTGACAGAACAAATGGAATCATTAAAATCTGGTTTTAATGATGTATTAAATAGTGCTGAATCTACGATCCAACAAATAGGTGGAACAATAAATGTTTCAGGTGGTTCAGAAGTTTTGATACCTACCTGTGAAAATGATATATCAATAGTAAACACATTAGTTTCAGATTACACAAACAGTGAACTCAATGTTGTTCCAGAACAGAATGCAGGATTACAAACACCATAATGACTTCAAGACCATCAAGCACAAACGTTTGGATTGAACCGGAATCGGCAGCGAACACTTCGAATCCGCCAGTATATCCATTCAACAATATAACACAATCTGAATCTGGGCACACATTCGAATTGGATGATACAAAGGGACGTGAACGTGTTCGTCTGCAACATCGATCTGGTACGTTTATAGAGATGCATCCAAATGGTGATGAGGTACATAAGGTTTATGGTGATGGTTATGAAATCACCATTAAAGATAAAAATGTTCTGATTAAGGGTGCATGTAATATTACAATAGAGGGTGATTGTAATATGGAAATTCGTGGTGATAACACCGAACGAGTTCATGGAGATTACAATTTAGAAGTTCGTGGTGATTACAACTTGCGATCTGTTGGTGAAATGTCACTGGATGGAGATAAGGACATAAGTATTGCTGCAAATGAAAATTTTGGTGGTTCTGTCAGAATTAAATCGGCTGATAATGTGACAGTATCATCGGATTTGGTTGTTGCTGGATCTGTTTCCGCAGATGTAATAACGTCAGAGTCTAGAATTAATGCTGGTATGGGGGTTTATGCTGGTGTACACGGAGTATACTCTATGGGACCAATTACTTCTGTAATAAGTTGTCAGGCACCTTTGGGATTGTGGGGTACTTCCAGATCGGTATTAATGACCGATTCTATCAACACCAGGGTATATAATTCACATGTGCATCCGTGTCCAGATGGAACGACCGGAACACCCAGTTTACCTATGGTTTAAGGATTTATTATGAGTATTTACACACGATTAGAATATGATTATGATGGCACTGGTGTATTTAATTTCTCCAGTAATGTGATATCAATGATGTCCAGTGTCCCACCATTATTGGAACATTGGCAAACAGAAGATATTTCCAATGATAATGTCCATGGTTATTTTAGAAATCCTGTAGCTAATTCGATCAAGAACATTCGGTCAGAGTGCAGTCAAATACACAGTACATTAACTTCTAGTAGTTTTGTTGATAAACAAGGTAATACTGTTACAACACAGACAGTTTCTGGATCTTCCATTGAAATAACATCAATGTTTGCTTCCATGAATGTTGCAACCGCTAATATCGCAGGAACAAATGGTAGTTTATTCTATGAACACACCAATCGAATTTCTGGTGTAACTACCGTTGCAGAGTCGGCATCACAGAATAAATCTCATTTACCACATTTCTCGACCGCAATTGGTACCGGACAACTCATGACATATCTGTTATATCAAACTGATAATGTAACAAACAGTTCCGCAATAACTGGTAATTTTACTAGTATGCTTATAAAGGATGAACTGGAAGAATTGGAAACATCTATAAATTCATACAATACAGAAATTGAAAATAGCATTACTACAAGTCAAAGTACTGATACTGAAGGTAATGTCACAATAACTCGCGTTTCCAATTTACCATTTGAAACGGTAAATTCAATGTTCACTATTATCAGTACTATTAACGATACTTTAGCGCAACGCAGAACACATGATGAAAACTTCTTTGCAAATTCTAGAAAAATTTCTGAAGAATATGGAATATTAAGTATGTTAAATCCAAAAACGATGGGTGCAACATCAAGATATTTACTGGAAAATTTTAACGGATCAGACAAATTATTAACTAGAATCAAGTCATAAATACAATATGGCAATAGTAACTACAAATATAACGAGAAATTATTCAGACTTGGATCTGAATTTCACTATACATCCTGTACGAAAGGATGTAAATAAAAATCTAGGTGATATGGCGGTTATCAATTCTGTAAAGAATTTGGTAATGTTAAATCACTATGAGAAACCATTCCATCCGGAAATAGGTTCAAATCTTCAAAGATTGTTATTTGAAAATATGGATATCATCACTGCATCTGCTATTGAGCGTGAGATATTACAAACTTTGAAAAACTTTGAACCTAGAGTTTCAGTAAAAACAATATCCGTTTCGCCGGATTTTGACAACAATGCATATAGAGTAGGAATGGAATTCTATATCATCAATAGAACTGATCCAATCACAATACAATTTTTCCTAGAACGAGTACGATAATATGGCTGATCGTTTAAAAATAACAGAATTAGACTTCGATCAAATTAAGTCCAATTTAAAATCATTCCTCAAACAACAATCCGAATTTCAGGATTATGATTTTGAGGGTGCCGGTCTGAATATACTTTTGGATATTCTTGCATACAACACCCACTATAATGCATATTACTTGAACATGATTGGAAATGAATCTTTTCTGGATTCTGCAATGCTTCGAAATTCTGTTGTCTCACATGCAAAACGATATGGATATATTCCGC